AGTATTTACTATTTTAAATTCACAAGGCCAATTGAGCTTACTCGCTATGTGTAACATATAACCATATATTGCAATAGCATTTGAAGAAATCGGTCTAAAATCCAAATTAGAATAGAACTCATTGAGTTGTTTTTCGTAGTTCACTTTACTTATCTCCTTTCCTTAGTTTTTGCTTATTTTTCGAGGTTTTCCGTTGTTTCATAAGTAACAAATTTCTAATGTAATAAGTTCCAGAAGGGCCTTATTGTTAATCTTATAAGATACCTGGAAATGGTTTTGTATATTTGATCTATTGTGATCAATACAATATCGTAATGCACACTCTACTTTTGAATATGTAGTCCTATGTTTTCCTGCTGCAAATGTATAAAAATATCCTAATTTGTTCTCAATTAATCCATTAGTTCTTAAACGAATTAACTCTAAAACAATTGTTGTTAAGTATCTTCGTCCTATCCAATTGTGTTTAAATCCTAATTGATCTAATAATTTAGAAAGTTTTAATTTCGTTTGTTGAATTTCCTCTTCACTCATAATTTTCCTTTCCGCTTCTTCACTTCTTATTGCAATTTATCCACAATTGTGATAAAATACAAATGAAGTGTTAAGCTAAATACTTTAATTTTGTGAACTAACTTTGCTTTGGTCGGTTGAGTTAGTTCCTTTTTTTGTTGTTTCCAAAAGATTAATTGAATCTTTAGTTTGAATTATTTTTGAATTAGTAAATTGTCCCTCTTCTAATTCTTCTTTGTGTATCCATATTTCTTTTTCGCTTTCGTTTTTAATAATGTCTATTTTTTTGCCATAGCGAAAATATTGGATCCTGACAAGCGTTTCACCTGGTTTTAATTTCATGTCTCTTCTCCTTTCTAAAAAAATATTACTGATATAAATAAACAATCCCAAATTAATATAAATGGAATATATAAAAATAAGCACCTACGTAATACATATTTAAATCCTTTTTTCATTTAATTTTTCTCCTTTCATTTACATTTTTTGTTAATTACTGTATAATATCCTCGAAAGTGAGGTTATTATTATGATTAGTTCTAATAAAAATTTTATTTGTCCTTTCTGTAATTCTTCTGTTCCAATAGTGCATAATACTTATACCAAAATAGATTGTTATTTTAATAAAGATATTCCTCATTATGTTGACGATGACGATCCTAAAAGTTCTGCAATTTTTAATATAGAAATTTATAGTTGTCCAACTTGTGATAAGGTAAGTTTTGTTGCTAATGGGGAGAAACTTTTAAATGGTATATCAATTCCTTTATACCCAAAACTTTTAGCTAACCAATTTCCAAAAATATTTCCAAAACCTTTTTCGGACAAAATATATTCCAAAACCTATTCGCGAAGATTATGAAGAAGCTTATTCTATTCTTGAATTAAGCCCTAAGGCTTCTGCAACTCTTGCTCGTAGATGTCTTCAAGGTATGATAAGAGATTTTTGGGGTATTCATAAAAATCGTTTGATTGATGAAATTAATGAACTTCAATCTCATGTTTCTGCATCGCAATGGAATGCCATTAACGCTCTTCGTAAGATAGGTAACATTGGCGCTCACATGGAACAAGACGTTAATATAGTTGTAGATGTAGAACCAAATGAAGCTCAAAAATTATTGAAATTAATAGAACTTCTTATTGAAAAGTGGTATATTAATCGTCATGATGAAGAACAACTTTTGTCAGAAATTACTAATATTGCTGATAATAAACAACATTCTAATCCTTAATCATAGCATCTACTAAAGTATCGTGACTTGCTAACAATTTTCCTTTAAAATCCCAGTATTGATATATATATCTTACTGGGTCTTCTTTTGTTCCTTTTCCCAATAGCGATACTGTTTTAATAACTTGTATTACTTCAGCTTTATCCGTTCCTCTCGGTCTTGCTGTTTCCATACTCTTTCCTCCTTTTATCACAATGCTTCTTAATTTTTATCACTTAAATTTTAACTAAATTTTTTAATTTGATATATTTTTGCATTTGTATGCTGTGTGTTTTCGTCTACATTTGTTTTCGCTTTTTCTCTCTTTTCTTCATAAAAACGGTCATACTCTTCTGCAAAAACATAAATATCTCTTCCTCGTCTTTCATGTGGTAATCTTCTTGCCAGATCATAAGCATAATCTCTACCGCTATTTTCCATTTGCTGAATTTGTTTTACAGAATAATATCTTGGTTTCAATTTTGTGTCTTGCATTTCTATCCTCCTCTCTTTTTGTATCGGGTTGTGGTTATTTTTTATATGAATTAAATTCATATTTGTTTGTAAAAAAATAAAGTAGTATTTCTTCTAATTTTATTTGTAATAACTTACATATTATTTGTATTTCTGGTTGTTTAAAATATGTATTTCCATTGATTCTAGAATTAAACGTTCCTGTACTCATTGATAACTCACTCTTTCTTAATTCATGTGCAAAGTTTTTTTCACTACCAAACAGCTCTCTTATTCTCCCTCTCAAAAGAGAATAGTCATATTTTATCATATCTTTTCCTCCTTTCTTTTATGAATTAAATTCATATCGTGTTTATTTTATATCATAGTCAAAAAAATAATGCAATACTTTTTATGAATTTTTTTCATATTTTTTGAAATCTTTTTCAAAAATCTTGATTTTATTTCATTTTTCTGTTAATATTTATTAAGAAAGGAAGATTTTTATGGAAGGTAAAATTGATACTTTTGCTAATAGACTGCTAATAGCAATGAAAAAAAATAATATAAATCAAGTTGAATTATCAGAAAAAACAAGAACTTACGATAAACCTATATCTCAATCTTTGATAAATAAATATTTAAAAGGTAAAGCTTTGGCAAGACAAAACAATATCTATATACTTTGCAAAATTTTAGACGTTGATGAAGCTTGGATTATGGGGTATGATGTTCCAATGCAAAGAACTCCAGATGAGTTAAGAGGTAAATTTTCTAATGCTCGATATACAGAATATAATGGATTAGATACAGATGGGCTAACCGAAAAAGATATTGAAGAAATCAAGGCTTATATTGAAATAAAAAGAAACATGAATAAAAATAAGAGTAAGAATTAACATGTCTAATTTTATTTTATAATTAGAGTTAAATAAATTATAATAAAGGAGGTCTAAATAATGGGACTATTTAAAAGTGCAGAGGAAAAACAACAAATACGAGAAGAAAAAACTAAAAAAATATTAGAAAAGTATGAATTATCTAATATTTCTAGCGAATATTATAATGCTATAAGAAATATTAATTCTGAACTTGCAGGATCTGGATTAAGCGAATTGGGAAATTTACTTTCTCATGATACGAATACATCATTAAGAATCCAAACTCAGTTTTTAAATTCTATTGTGCAACAAAATTGGATAATAATTAGGCAATTAGATAAAATTATCAGAAAAATTGATAAATAAAAAAGGAAATAGATGTATTAAAGTCACCACAACCCGATACATTTATTTCCCCCACTACTATTGAAAGTAGATGTATCTTAATTATATAGTAAGATACCTCAATTTTCAATAGTTTATAAAATAAATTATTAAAAAAATGGAGGTATTTTTTTATGAAAGTAAGTATTAGAAAAAACAAATTAAAGAAAGGATTTAGCTATACAGTTATTGTTGATTATGGAATTGTTAATGGTAGTAGAAAAAGAGAACCATTAGAAACTTTTTCAAAAAAGACTGATGCAGAAAATTATCAAGCAAAAGTTCAAACAGAAATGAATAACAATACTTTTATCAATATTCCAGATATAACCTTTTCTGAAGCTATTGATGAATGGATGACAAGTTATGTTACAAATAATTGTGAACCTAACACTGCTTCTAGTTATGACACTATAAATAACAAGTATTTAAAACCTTGTTTAGGACATATTCCCTTTAAAGTAATCACTAGCCCAGCTGGAATTGATATTATAAATAGCTATTATCATTATTTACGATTTGAATTAGAAAACGAAACTTATATAGATAAAAGAGCAAACAAAGAAAAGCATAAAAAGAATTTATCTTATTGTAGTGTGGAACATCATAAGGCACAAATATCAGGAGTATTTACTTATTTTATGGAAAACAAGAAATTAGTTACTAATATTTGTATAAGTACTGTTATTCCAAAAACAGATGAAGAAAAAATGAAAGATGTTATTATTGATGATATGGAAAACTTTGAAGATAATGATCTATATGAAGATGAAGAATTTGTTACACCTGAACAAGCTGTTCAAATTTTAAATCTATTTATGAATACTGAAATGATGGTTCCTGTTTTCTTAGCTGCACTTATGGGATTAAGAAGAAGTGAAATAGCTGGAATATTAAAGACAAAAGTTAATTTACAAGAAAAGAAACTAGTAATTAAAAATTCAAGAGTTAGATGTGGCAACAAAACTATATTTAAAAAGAAAAATAAGAGCAAAAAATCTACACGTTGTTTATACTTACCAAAGCTAATGGTTGATATATTAACTTTAGATGAAAAAAGGCAGGAAGAAAATAAATTGTTTTATGGAGAAAACTATATTGATTCTAAATTTCTGTGTGTTATGAATAATGGTCAACCATTAAAAGTAAATTATATTAGTGATAAATTTAGAAAAACTTTTGATAAATTCATTAAAAAACAAAAAGAAAAAGATCCCAATTTCAATTTTCCATATGTTACAATTCATAAATTAAGACATC